CGCGTGTTGAGTCTTTTAATCTCAGACAACAGGTGGGTAATTACATAGCCAGACAAGCCACCAAGTGCTGCGATGGTTGCAAGGTAAAGGGTGAAGAAGTCTGACTGTGTCACTTCTTGATGCCCATAGCAGGATCATTAGGTGATAGGTAGCGCAGTACAGGTGGCAGGATTGAAGCAACACCTGCTGCAATGAGAGCCTTAGGATCTGTGACCCCAGCTGCTGCCATTGAGATTACTGCTACTAGAAATGCTCTAGCCCATGAGCCTGCTGCTGTCTTTAGTTCATTCATTATTCTCCACCTAACATAGATACTTGAAAAAAAGCCCCATCATTGTCAGCTTCTTTCTTAAAGCTAACATGCATGTGCTTAGTGTGTTTGTTAGCCCCTGTGTACTTGCGCCACTTCCAGTTAAGGATGTTGGAGCAGATTCGTCCATCGAAAATGATGTAACTAATACGCTTGTCTGTTTTGGACTTGGACAAGGTACGAAGCTGATCAGCAAGATCTCCCATAATGTCTGGCTTTCCGCCCTTGAATAGGTCTTTGTCCACATCAATGGCGCGTACCCAACCCTGCTCATCTGGATTATGATCTGACTTGCGAGCAGCGTGTCGGGTATCACCGATCCAACCATCCGATGTGCGGTCACGATCTGGGAACGAGTCATCGATCTGTTCTCGTAACTGAATCGCTGCGTGACTTAACTTAGGTTTCATCCCAGTAGTAAAGCTGCTTCGTCTGCTGTGATGCCTAGCTTGTCAAGAAGTGCAGCCTTAGCCTCAGCCTTAGCTGCTGCCTCTGCCTCTGCAGCTAAACGGTCTGCCTCAGCCTGTGCCGCTGCTGATTCATTGGCTGCGATCTCTTCGGCTGTCAATGGGCGCTCTGTGACTTCGCCTGTTTCGCAGTTGATTTCGATTGCTGTTGTCATTGTTGCTCCTTATGAGTTCTTGATGCCGTATAGATAGAAAGATGAACCTGAAACGAATGAATTGCTAAATGCACTTGATAGTGTTAAAGATGTAATTGCAGTCGTAAGGCTTGAATACATAGCCATGACAGCCATGTAAGCGGCTGTGGCATTGTCCTCTGTAACAGTAAAGCTGCTCATTGGCTTTGCGCCTGTTACAGCGTAATTCGGTATGTAAATCTCAGTAGAGCCAAATGTATTAGATGTGCTGCCAGTCCATTGATTGTTAAACGCGTAAGCACTTGCTGCTGCTGTATCTCTGGCACTATTAGCCGCACTACCTGTACCGCGTAGATAAGTAGATGAGAAATTAGAGGAACCATTGCTGTTTATGTTTAACACACCTACATCGGGTGTTTGCGTTCCATTGCTTCTGATGCTTGCTCTCAACACCAAATCCGTATAAGTAGCAGGAATTGATGAGAAGGTAACAGATGCAGCAGAACTGCCTAAGACATTAGATGAGATGAGTGTGTAGGTACTAGGCATTTTTTATCCCATACAGAGTCGCGGTTGTGCCAGCCCCGAATGAGCCGTTGAGAGTCAAGGTTGTTATTGCTGCGGTGTTACGCCATAGGCCGACAATTCTTTCTACCTCACCAGACCCGTTTAAGTCCACAGATGCAGTTGTCAAAACTGTTTTATTAGTTGAGCCAGCATAAGAAAAAACATCAGCGGTTAAAAAACCACCAGTTGTACTTGTAATAGAGTTTTGCGTATTAAAACCAATAGAAGTTGATGATGTTGTTCGAGTAGATCCTGCTGTACTTCCATCACCATAAATAGATGTGTATGAATAATTAGATCCTGTGTCGGAATTAAACCTACAACCGGGTGATAGAAAGTTACCTGAACTTGCTATCCCATAAACTGCTAACCTGAGGTCTGTATAAGTAGCGGCAATACTTGAAAAGGTAATAGATGATGCTGCACTACCTAAAGTCGTGGTAGCGATTGGCTCGTATGTTGCTGGCATTTACGCTCCCTTGATTCCGTATAGTGAAAAGCGTGTAGGGCTTTGATAGTTAGTTTGTAAGATAAATGTCAAAGAAGTAATTGCTGCCGTGTTCATCCATAAACCGCTCATTAAACCTACTTGTCCAGAACCATTGGCATCAAAACCATCAATAGCCCTGACAGTCTTATACTTGGTCGTTGAAGCGTAATCGTGAATGTCCACTATTCCGACATAACTATAGGTCGTGTGCGACTCAGCTGGGAAATAAATTCTATCTGAAGAACTAAAACCTGTAGCGGTAACGGTAGAACCATTGCCCTCTAAATAATGATTTCCGTAATTAGAGCCTGTGTCACCGTTGCATCTTAATTGCAACAGCGCGCCATTACTGTTTGTGTCTATCTCAAACCTAATTTGTAAATGTTTATAAGTGCTTGGAATACTGGTAAAGGTTATAGTGTCGCTAGATCCAGTGCCTGAAGCAGTAGCGATAGACTCGTAAGAGCCAGCTGCGCCACCTGCTCCACCACTGTCTAAGACAGATACGAATGAATTAAGCAATTCCACCCACCACATACCATGTGTCTGTGCCAGTCTTAATGCAAGCTGCTGACTTGTATTGAGCAAGTGTAGGTGCTGCTGCAACTGCGCCACCTGATAGGACTGTAGTAGTGCCAGATGTTACAGCTGAGATTGTGCAGACTCCCACGCCAATGTTAAGCACAGTTAGTACAGTACCAATAGGAAAAGCCACAGATGCGTTAGTAGGAATCTTAAAGGCAATCGCTGTTGCCTTGTTCATGATCTCTAGCACTTGATACTGGTCAGCCGATACCGCTGTGTAGTCTGCTGTGTTAGCTGTGCCGATGGTGAAGGATGTGAGTCCGTTCATCTGGCTTGCTGCCAATACCTGACCTGTGCTGAATGGAAAACCTGTTGCCATGATGCTCCTTAGTAACTGAAAACGCTAGTGTCTAGAATACCGTATAAAGACGAGTCAAGGATGAAACCATCGATGATCGGCTCTGCTGTGCCGTAGCGCACTTTCCACGAGTTAGGTGTGATTGAGTGGGCAACATTAAAGACCTGCACTGTCTTAGATAGCGTGGTGCTATTAGGCTGGGTCGTAGTGATACTGACTGGAGTAAAAAAGTCCATCGTCAGAGCTGCAACAGTGCCAGCCGTGTAGTCATCCTGCTGAAGATCTAGGGTCAGCTCATCCACGCGGGTTGAAGTCTCTTTACGAGATGCGATGAAAGCCTGTGCATAATCTAGAGCTTCTGCATCGGTCTGCATGAGAAGCCCAGATTGGTTATAGCTGTGAGTAAAGTACTTAGCAATAGAGGCAGCATCGCTGACAGTCTGCACTGTGCCACCTGTGCGGGTGACGGTTGCTAGGTTATAAATCTGAGTGTCATCAAAGACCCACTTGACATCAAAGTAGCCAATGCCTGTGCCGTTATCATTAAAGACGATAGGAGACCCTGCAATAGTGCCGACTGTGACATTACGATCTTGAAAAGCGCAGCGACCTTGTGCATCCATGTAGATAGCACCGTACTCAGTAGTAGCAACAGTCTGCAAGGCTGCTAAGGCTGTGCGCTGTGTTGCTGGATCTGCCTGCACTGTGGTCAATCCTGTATCTACATCTCGAAGCGCTAGAGGCCAGCCGATAGTGTCAAGGATCTTACTAATGCGTGAGCCTGTGGTCTCACCTGCAACAGCATCGACTACACCGAAGAATTGTGCATTCTGGAAAAGTCTAAAGCCATCGACTGCCGTGACTGTGGTATAGACAAGATCACCCTCAAACTTAGGGGTCGTAGTGTTATAGCCTGTTATGTAGCCAGCAAAGATTGGGTAAGTCGTACCGCCATATGTTGCAGTAATAGTTATCTTACGCATTGGACTTAAGTAGGTGTAATAAGGGCTGGCCGTATTCTGCGGGTTAAAGTCACCATTCTGGTCAATGATGCGAACTGAAGCTGTGCCAGTCTGGAAAACCTCTGCTGAGATCTGTCTGCCTCGGTTAGTCTGTATTGAGTCAAGAAGGTTAGAGACATCGACTACGAGGCTTGCAGGGCTATCTGACAGGACATCAGCACCATCTAGGAGCGATGAGTCAAGGATGAACGGATAGCCGAATGAAGCCCCTGTAGAGAAGTCAATGACTACATTGATGACTGGTCTGGTCACAGAGTGCCAGCCTGTACAAGTGAGTCACCTCTACGGTTAAGTTGAATCAAAGAGTTTTGAATTAGGTTAGTTAGCTCGTCTGGGTTAGCAATGGTGTTTGCGTAGATGTTTACTGTTGCTGCTTCTTTTTGACGGAAAGACTGTAAAGCACCTGAGTTGCTATAGATAGAGCTCGCCTGTAGAGATGCAGTCTTAGCTGCCGTGTCCATGTCTAGCAAGTCTGCAAAAGCATTAGCGCGAGCAGTTGCTGCTTCTGCA